GGTTTTGTCCCAAGGCATCCTGTCACCTACAATATCATCATCTGTTCCCTCAATCTTAGCTAGAACTTTATTTAAGAATGTGCTTGCAGGTTTTATGTGTAGCGACTCAGTAGGAGCACTCATGTACTTCTTAACTTGATCTAATCCGATTATATTCATGCTAACGCCTCTCTCACTTGTGCTTGCCTGCCGTCTGCAAATATATCATATCCGACTTTATGATTCGGTGATATGCAACCCGTAAATCCAGTGTTTAGGCACCACCAGTATGCTGTCTCTTGATATGGGTGATTATTGCACACTTCCTTCATTACGTCAACAGCCCTAGTTTGTTGATTTTTAAGGTAAACTATAATCGGTCTTAATCCATACACAGACCTGAAGTCACCTTCTGGCTCAATCCATAGATTACCAAAATCAGCTTGCAGAGAGCCACATATACTCAAGTAGACAAAGTAAGATTGAGATACTTCATGGTGTGGTGCATCATACCACTCAGTAGATAATTGCTTCTCATTACGCAATCTCATATCCCTTAGATTATCTAGGTTCACAGATACACCCCTAAATCATCATCTGGTTTATCTTTTTTATTTCTGTACTCCCAAGTTCTGAGACAAGCCTTCCAATCCCTAACTGGTTTGTTCTTGCCCTGAACCCAACCATTAGCAGAATAAAAATTTATAAAGTAACTAGGGCTAACAGAATAATTCATAGTTTCGCAGTAGTCTGCAACTTCTTTTTCTGAAGGTGGTTTAAATGATTTTTTGCCTGCCCTCTTCTTTGTTATATTGTTATTCTTGTTTAGTTGTGTATCGTGTGCTGTATTGTGTGCTGTATCGTCACCTGTATCGTCACCTGTTCGGTTGTCTTTATTTATACCCTGATATTTGGTGTAGTTATTGACTATAAGGCGTGTTGTTACGTGTTCGTTTTTTGTGCGAATCATCTCGTCAGATTCTAACAGTTTGAAAAACCGAATTACCCTCTGCCTATTCCAGTTTTTACCGAACTTACAAGCCCAATTTGATTGCGATAAAAGGCTCTCACCGCGATCACAACTTAACAGCTTGCCTTTAATCAGAGTCTTATGCTTATCGTAATTAACTTCCATTAGTAGCGTTACCCACGCCCTAAAATAATCAGGATTATCGTAAACCCAGTGGTCTTTAATTTGGCGATGTAACGTTATCCAGCCAGACATATCCTCTCCTAAATAAATTGATCTGCCGGAGATTACCACACAAACAATACCCCTGTCAACTGGATAGCTGTAAAGAAACTTGTCTTATCCTATAGACTTCTAAGCAATTTAAATCTTGCACTGGTAGGGTAGTACCTATTTTGTGAGAAAACCCCGTAGGAACGCTTCAGCAGCCTCACACAGTGCTTTCTAAAAGGACTTCTGGGTAAAGTAATGCTATGGGTAGGGTAAAAGAGAAAATTGTGTGGCGAGCCTCTCAAGAGGCCTGAGCGAAAATTTGAAATGTCAAGGATTGTGGATATATGGTAACAAACGCTGTTTTATTACAGTCTAGTAATGTTTAACCACTTTTATTTTTCTTCAGGCATAATGGATGTTCAATTTTAACTAATGAGGAAATAAATATGAAACTTTCTAAAATTCAGAAAGAGATTATTCAGCATCGGCTAGAAGTTCCTGACGCAATGGCGGAAGTTTACGAAGATTCCTACGGCGGAGACTTTGAAAAAATCTATAACGAGATTGATTCAGCCTGTAATGGTTTTATAGCTAAACTGGAAAGCGGCGCTACATTATCAAGCATAGAAAAAGGCATGGCGGTAGACATAGCAAATTGCGGAGTTTATGTAGACATAGCTTGGGAATTGGTTTCTGAGGGTGAAATGAGTCGCCAAAAGGCAACGGCTATAGAATCCGCGCAACATGAGTTATATGTATCCTTCCCCCTATCACTTTGCAGCTAAACTAACCAGTATATTATAGGCGCATCTAGAACGGTGCGCTTCCTTCGGCTTGACACGGATAGCGATTTGTGAGAAGATTCGTTTGTTGAAAGAATAAATGTTGCGAGAGCTTGTCTCGTCCGGCATGGAAGTCGGAGTTGATGACGCTGCACTGGCCAGCGAACAAGTAGCCAGTATTTATTAACATATAGGAGAGCAGTAATGGAGTTTAAAATAGGTGAAGATAGAAAACTTGTTTGGAAGAAGCGAGAGATTCAAATACACAAGATACACATAGCCAAGACTAACACTATATCCCATAAGAAGGGAGATAGATTTTGGCAGTCATATGCGTATTGCTCGACTATTAACGGAGCATTGAGGGTTCTGTATAGAGAAGGTTTAGCAAATAATCCTGCTGTTGGGGTTGATAAGTGTATTCAAGCAGCGTATGATGAGTTCAAGAAGTTAGATGAGGCAATAATGCCTTACGGTTTTAAAGTAGTGGAGAAGATATAATGGCAAGCGTAGAATTCGACACAGCAGAACATGATCGGTATATTGCCGAGATGGATGAAGCATACGAGAAACGACCAATGGCTGACTGGGAAGATTACATTTATGCTGTATCCCGTAGAAATTGGGAGGGTGGTGTGGGTAGTGTGTTGGATGAAAGTATCCAAGATGTTATGGAACGCACCCAAGACAATATAGATAGAGGTGATAGTGATATAGTGTCTGCTGTGTTAACGGGTATAGAGATAGAGCTTACTAATGACCAGTTGTTAAAGATAGCTTCAATGGCTTCAGTTGATGCTAATGCTCAAGAAATTGGTCGCATTATATCTCAAGCAATAGTTAAGCATATCGTTGAGGAATATTCGGTGGACTGCGAGTCGGAGGGTTTACGCTGTGAGTGATTCTATAAAGTTTTTTGATGAGGAAAAGATAGAAAGCCAAACGTATAACGAGTTCGCTGGTGAAGTTTGGAAGCGATTAAGCTCTATTGATGTAAACAAACATACAGAGAAGAAGGGAAAGTTTACTTATTTGTCTTGGTGTTGGGCATGGACTACTCTGCAAGAGAACTATCCAGCATCTAACTACGAGTGCTTACCTACTGAATACCATGAAGGAGAGAGTGGTAAAACAGCAACCGTGTGGATAGATTTAACGGTAAGTGGTGATAAATATGACATTACACGCCGTATGTGGTTGCCAGTGTTAAACTTCCAGAACAAGCCAGTAGTTAATCCAGATGCTATGGACATACAGAACGCACGTATGCGGTGTTTAGTTAAGGCTATGGCAATGTTCGGCTTGGGAAGCTATATCTATTCAGGGGAGGATTTACCTAACGTGGCACCAGAATACCAGAAAAAATATAACGACAGACAGCTAGAGGCGTTTAACAAGGCGTTTCAGCAGAAAGACGGTGTTAGATTGTTCCGTCTTGAGCAAGCCTATGGGAATGATGTTTTTGGGTCGCTCAGGGTGACAATTGAAGCGTCTGATGGGAAGAGTAAAACAGCAAAACGTGAAGAGATGGATGCGCTTGTTGATTCTTACTCTGCTACACTGGATGAGTATGTTATACTTATCAACGATGCAACTGCTGATGGTAAGGATGTGGCCGATCTTATGGCCGAGCTTCCTGAAGATATACCAGAAGCAATGGATTATGTAATCAACAGACTAACGTCTGACGCTAAAGTTGAGTTTGTTAAACACTAAAGAGGAGAAGTAAATGACTGAGTATAGTAATGAAAATAAGGAACGATTGGGAAAAACACTCGTAAAGAGACTGATAATCATCCTGATATAACGGGTTCAATTAACTTTGAGGGCGTAGACTGCTGGCTTAACGGGTGGGGAAAGGTTAACAGTAAGGATGGGTCTACATTCTACAGTCTGTCGATTAAGCGTAAGGATGTTCAGGGTGGGCAGTCTGCACCTTCAGCAGCACCAGCAAAGTCCGATGATATGGACGATGATATACCCTTCTAGTTATGAAAGGCCAAGTACAAAAAGTAGATAATGGTTATTTTAGGGTGTCTGATGAAGATGGTCAGCACCTTTGGGCTAAAATGGCTAATGGTGATGTGTGTGACGTTGTGCTAATGACTCCTTCACAGAAAAGGAGCGTTAGCCAGAACGCATTGCAACACAAACATTATCACCAGATTGCAGACTTTCATGGCTGGACACCTGAATACGCTAAGAACTTCTGCAAATACACATATGGTGTTAATATACTTATAGGGAAAGACTCTGAGCATCCAATGTATAAGTATTTTGAGATGGTTTTGGGTGGCTTGATGTACGAGCAGAGGATAGAGGCTATGGTTCATATAGACCTGACAAGCCTATTTGACAAGGCTCAGGCAAGCGCGTATACTGAAACAATATTCAGAGAGCAAGGTAGTCTTGGTGTTCAATTAACACAACCTTGCGTAGACTAATGAAAGAGATAAAGTCTGGTAACGTGTCGCGGGTCTTGCTAGGTCGGGCATCTACTAATAAGATAATTACTTGGAGCAGGGATAATGGGTAAAGAAATTTCGCAATATCAATCATATATACACACATCTCGATATGCTCGATGGCTTCCAGATGAAGGTCGCAGAGAGACTTGGACAGAAACCGTGTCCAGATATATAGAGTTCTTTTTGAGCCGAGGGCAAATAGACCAACCTACATCTAGGGAGCTGCATGAGGCTATTGAAAGCATGGAAGTTATGCCTAGTATGAGATGTTTAATGACGGCTGGTAAGGCTTTAGATCGTGATAACATGGCTGGATTTAATTGCTCATATGTAACTATAGATCATCCACGAGCTTTTGATGAGATATTATATGTGTTGATGTGTGGAACTGGTGTTGGGTTTAGTGTTGAGCGACAGAGCATTGTTAAGTTACCTGAAGTTGCTGAAGAGTTTTTTTCTACTGATACAATTATTTCGGTTCGTGACAGTAAGTTAGGCTGGGCTATAGCCTTAAAAGAGTTGATACACATGCTTTATTCTGGGCAGGTTCCTGAGTGGGACTTGTCTAGGCTGCGTCCAGCAGGCACTCCTCTTAAAACATTTGGAGGTAGAAGCAGTGGCCCCGAACCATTAAATGAGTTATTTAAGTTCACTGTAACTATGTTCAAGGGCGCAGCGGGTAGAAAGTTAACCTCATTAGAGTGCCACGACCTGGTGTGCAAGATAGCATCTGTAGTTGTAGTAGGGGGTGTACGCAGGAGTGCATTAATATCTTTATCTAATCTATCTGACGATAGAATGAGAGGCGCAAAGAATGGGCAGTGGTGGGAAGACTATGGGCATAGAGCACTGGCTAATAACTCAGCAGTGTACACAGAGAAACCAGACTTCGAGGTATTTCTACAAGAATGGCTGTCTCTACATAAATCTAAAGCAGGGGAACGGGGCATCTTCAGTCGTCTTGCAAGTAAGACACAAGCGGCTAAGAATGGTAGGCGTGATATAGATTATGAGTTTGGAACCAATCCATGCTCTGAAATTATACTACGCTCTGCACAAGTTTGTAATTTATCTGAGGTGGTGGTACGGACGGATGATACACTAAAAACATTAAAGAGGAAAGTAGAATTAGCCACTATCTTAGGAACGCTACAAAGTACCCTGACAGACTTTCGTTATGTTCGTCCTATATGGAAGAAGAACACAGAAGAGGAGAGGTTGCTTGGTGTATCTATGACAGGGATTATGGATCATCCTATCTTATCCACAGTCTCAGCAGAGCAATGGCTACAAGACTTAAAGCAAGTGGCTGTAGATACTAATAAGAAGTGGTCTAAGAAACTTAAGGTGCAACAGAGTACAGCTATCACTTGTGTTAAACCAAGTGGAACAGTGAGTCAATTAGTAGATAGTGCTAGTGGTATACACGCACGCTTCTCTCCTTACTACATACGTAGGGTGAGGAGTGATGTTAAAGACCCACTCACATCTCTGCTGATTGACCAAGGTGTCCCGCACGAAGAGGACGTAACCAACAAGGAGAACATTGTATTCTCTTTTCCACAACAAGCCCCCAAGGGCGCAGTGGTAGTGGAGGATTTGGATGTTAAAAAGCAGCTAGACTTGTGGGAAGTGTATCAAGATAGTTGGTGTGAACATAAACCTAGCGTCACTGTCTACTACTCTGATGATGAGTTTTTAGAAGCAGGTCAGTGGATATGGAACAAGCTAGACAAGTGCAGTGGTGTTAGCTTCCTACCTAGAAGTGACCATGTATATCAACAAGCTCCTTATGAAGCTATAGATAAAAAAATGTTTAGTAAGCTAATCAAAGAAATGCCTGAGATTGATTGGAATAAGCTTGGGGAATATGAAACTACAGATATGACAACAGCAACACAAGAATTATCATGCAGTGCTGGGCTGTGTGACATATAATTTGACAAAAGGCAAAATATCGTGATACAATATTGGTTTAATTTTTTAAAGGTATAAAAATGAAAACATACAAAAACATGATAGATGTTGAAATGTTAAAAGACTACAACAAAGATATACGTGTTATGCGTCAATCTGAACTAAAGTTTGGAGGTTAATATGTCTACTAAATACTGCATGAAGTGCCATGAAGATGTTGATTCTGACGATATGGTTGACTTTCTTGGAACTCCTTTTGAGATATGTAAGAAGTGTGACGAACAGTTGGTGATAGAAAATGAGCGTGATATATTGCTTTGAGTGTGACAAGTTGGTAGACACTGATTTTTTTGGGTGTGAAGAGGTTGAGGGTGAGCTTGTCTGTGGTGAATGCTTTGATGAAATGGTTGAAGGCTGCGACTCTATGACTGACGGTTTCACTGGTGAGTCAATCAAGCCCAGCATGAATAAACTTAGGAGTGGATTATGAAGTGCAATGATTGCAATGTAGAGGCTGAGAACCCCACTTGTGGGTGGTGTGACGGTGATGGGTTTACTGATGTGTATCATTCGCATACGCCCCCCGATGACCCTGAAGCCCTTGTGTGTGATGAGTGCGATGGAACTGGTGAGGATGACAATTACTGGTTTTGTAGTGAGTGTGGGGAGTCTTGGGAAGCTATGATGGATGACCTTAAATCAAGTAGCATGAGTGAATTCGGATGCTAAAAAAAGATTACAAAGACATACTAGACCCTATTACAGATCAAGTGATAGAACATTTCATGCTAAACGAGAGCAAGCATTGTGAGGGGTTAAGGTGTAACAGCAGGGATATAACCAAAGTTGTGACGCACTCTGTTAGTTCTGTATTAGGTGACACTAACCCTGATGGAGCTTCCCATGCTGTAGCTGCGCTGTCAAGAGCTTACAAGGCTGTGCTATATGAGCAGACTCAAGGTGAGAGGATTATGCCTGAAAACCCTTATAAAGATATTAAAGTTGGAATGACTAAGGCGAATGACTAATGGATTATTCTACATACATAGATAAAGCAACACCTAGACAGGCAGAGATAATCAAGGTTATTAAGGAGTCAGGGAGTAAAGCCAAAGCTGCGTTTGTATTGGGGATAAGTGAGAGTACAATCAACAGGACGTTGCGTACTTTAGTGTCAGGTTCTAAACCGCCAATTAAGAAGGGTGGTAGGATGCACATAATGTTACCCGACATGCAGGTAACGCCTGAGACACCGACAGATCATCTAACATGGATAGGTAAGTATGTTCAAGAGATGAAGCCCGATGTGTTTGTAAACATAGGGGATTTTTCGGATATGGAGAGTCTATCGTCTTTTGATGTGGGCAAGAAGAAAGCGGAGGGTAAGCGGGTAATCAAGGATATAGACTCTACTGTGGCTGCTATGGAGAAGTTAATGAAGCCTATCAAGTGTAACCCTGAGTTACACCTTACGCTAGGCAACCATGAGTACAGAATTAACCGAGCGATAGAGTCTGATGCCAAGCTAGATGGGTTCTTAACAACTGACTCCCTGCAATACAAGAGTTTTGGTTGGAAGGTTCATCCGTTCCTGAAGCCTGTGGAGATAGACGGAATTTCATACTGTCATTATTTTTATAACCCATCTACAGGAAGGCCGTATGGTGGTAAGAGTATTATAACTAGGATAAACAATATAGGCTTCTCATTCTCTATGGGACATCAGCAAGGCTATCAGAGTGGAATTAAAGAGTTAAACAACGGTAGGATATTACGGGGTTTGATTGCAGGTAGTGGGTACTTGCACGATGAGGATTACATCGGGTATCAGGGAAATGGACACTGGCGAGGAATTATAGTCAAACATGAAGTGTTTGACGGAAACTATGATTTAATGGAAGTGTCTTTAGATTACTTGTGCAGGAAATATGAGGGTATGCCTGTAGCCGAGTTTATGAAGGCCAAGTATCCTAAGATATATGAGAACAGTGTTTGGTTGCAAAGATTGTCTGCTAGATATAAACAGTTATAACAGAATAAACGCCCGCACTTAGAACCAACAATATTAGGGCTATGGATGATTAGTTAGGCGAAATTAACAGTTAATATAAATTTGCCTATAGTGTATGATCTAGTTTATTAAATAACTTTGAGGAATAAAAATGGAATATGTATTTTTAATCAGCGTTGTAATGGTAATTAATTTTACAATGTCTGCGTTATGTTTGTTTGAGTATTTAGATAGAGGAAAAAGAGGTTTCGGGTGGTTGTCTATGCTCGCTTTTACTGGTGGAATTATCGGCCTAGCACTTATCTTTGTAGAATGATGACTGTGCTTCTAGGAGCTATGATGGCTAACTTTATTATTTCTGCAGTATATGCTGTAGAGTTTATTGAGAACGGTGGTTTAATTAATCTAATAGTGACGATGGCTTGCTTTATGTCTGGATTACTTTTAACCGTAACAAGAACTATAGCGATTTAACGAGGAAACAAAAAGGCTGAAACGGAAAGCAGTTATTAGTGCCTACACCGCACCAAGTTCACCGAAGCAAACTGAGGAGGGATTTAGGTGTGGTGTAGGACTTAGCT